CAGGGGTCGTGGTCATTACTGGTCAATAGGTTGTTGGTCGGGTGCCATCTCTTGCGACATGGCCGCGGCATTGGCGAGTTTTTGTGGGTCCGCCATGCCGGCCTGCATTGCTTGTTGGGCAAGTGCAAGCTGCTGTTGTTGCTGGGCTTCCATCGCCAACTCTTCCTCGCTCTTGACGAGTCCGAGAATGTCGATGCCCATGCTGTAAGCAAGGCGCTTGATCAGCTCTGTTGGCTTCACGAATTGCGCCATGCCTTCTGGGCCGATGGTTTGGCCCAAAGTGTTGGTGAAACGAACAAGCTGTTCCAGATCGTTGCCGCGGCCAACTGCCGCCAAACCCACTGTCATCACTGGCTTAACCAGTGAGTCGTCCATCTTCGGAACCTTGCCTGCACGGGTCAGGATGTCGAGCTTGCGTGCGACGTAAGGCACCTGAAACTCGGTCGTAAGGATGCTGTAAATCGAACCGAGGCTGTTTTCGATTTGCAATGCGGACAGGCGCACCTCTTCCGCGGTGACGCGTTCCGCGTCGCGCATGTCGGCCAGCATGAACGCCTGGGCCAACCGTTGCTCGATCTGCTGCTTGCCCTGCATGGCAACGCTGAGATCCGTTGACTTCTGGACCTGCAACGCCAACACGTCGTTGGGATCGCCTGTGACAAAGGCACCGTTGGGCGCACGCGCCAGGTCTGCCGCTTTGGTGACGCCGCTTGGCTTGACCAAGAACAACACCTTGCTGCTTGCCAAGCTGCCTTCTGCAATCGCTTGGCACAGCGCTTCAACGGTTTGCAGGTCAGCAATAGCCGCTGATTCGACGTATCCAACGCCGTAAGGGGCGCCAGCGACGCGAGTCATGCGCAACGGCAGCCATGGGCTCACCGATTTAGGCGAACGGCCCTCAGTGCCAGGCACGATCTTGCCTTTGACCTCCTGGTGCCAGTGGACCGTGTCGTGTTCCCACCGGACGTAGGTGTAGAGCTTGACTGTCTTTTGATCGCCTTTGACGTCGTAATCGCGATCAATAATTCCTTTGAGCTCGTCGTCTTCCTCGTAGCAAAGCTGTTTGACGTTGTCGGGCAGCTGGCTGATCTCAAGCTGCTCGCATGTCACCACCTTGAGCGGGTTGCCCATGGGGTCGCGTGAGCAGACGTAGCGATTGAGGTGAAACACCTGCAGCCCTTCTGACGAGACGTACAGCAGGGCGTTGCCGCCAACGATCAGATGCAGCAGCGCTTCGTGAAAAACCACACGATCGTTGCTGGCCTCGATCTCCCGCAGCACTAGCCGCTCAACGCGGCTCAATGCTTCCTCGATCTGCGATTTGTCTTCCGGCGCTACGCCTTGCCGAGCCATTTCGGCCTCGTCAAGCGAGAACCGAAAGAACTGCTGCGTTGGCGGCAGCAGTGCCAGCAACATGCGCGACGCAAGGTTGAGCACACCGCGAGCACCGATGCCATTCCAAGGCACGGCATACGACTCTTTGGTCTGTGCTGTTGGCTCGTTGGTTTCTGGAATCAGGTACGGAATCGTCAGCCGAGCCGATACCCGCGCACGATCGAGGTAGTGATCACGGTCGCTCTGCAACCGGCGGTAGCACTGTTCAGCTGATTCCATTGATTACACCGAGAGGTTTGTGCCTGCGCCTGCACCTGAGCGTCGAGAGCCCATGCGCAGTCCAGCCGTCGTGGTTTTTGCGCCACGCGCTGTTTGTGTCCGAGTGGTTTGCGCTGCTGTTGGAGCCTGCTTTGGCCGCTGTCGTGCCAGCACCTGCAGCGACTGAGTCACAGCCCTACCCCGCGCGTCGATGCCAGCCAACGTCTCTGCTTGCTGTGCCTTCAAGCCAGCAACCTTGGTGTCCTGCGCTCGCTGCTGCTCTGCCTGCTGCCGACGCAATGCCTGCATTTCTGCGCGTTGTTGCGCTGCTGCGGCTTCGCGTTCGCGTGCCAAGCGATCTAGCTCAGCTTGCCGCTCGCGTGCTTTGCGATCAGCTTCCTCCTGTTTACGCCTTGCCTCACGCCTGGCTCTCGCGCCAGACACATCTTCGACAAGGTTGTTAATTGGCTTGAAAACGCTGCCTGAACACATGATCAGACTCCGATGTTGAGGCCAGCGCCGCTTTGCGCAGGCAAGGCATTGCGGGCAATCTTCAGGTTCTGCCGTGGCTTGCGTTTCTTCGCAATGGCAGCAGTTGTTTGTGCATTAGCCGGTGTTTCGGTCTGCGTTGCTGTCGTTGCGTAAGTAGCCGTTTGCTGTGCCGCTGAAGCGGCCGCGGCTGCTGCTGCCTGGTTTTGGAATTTCTTTTCCAACGCAGCAGTTTCCCGATTTGACGCATCAATCTGCGCCTGCAGTTGCGTTTCAAATGCCGCCTGCTGTTGCGCCATGTCTGACTGGTACTTATCCAGCGACGCGCGGTTGCGGTCAATGTCGGCTTGACTTGGCCCCTGGTAGACGATGTTTGGGGCTTTGGCTCCTACGCACATGGTCAGACTCCTAAACAGCAGTGGTGGTGATGTTCAAGCCAGAACCGCTGGCTGACTTGGTTGGATTTTTGGCTCGGGCAATACGCAACGCAGCCTTGCCACGCTTGGTGCCCAGGTTGCGTGCATCAGAACCAACTTTCGGCGGTTTAGCCGACTGTTCAGGCGGTGGCGTCCCAATCATTTGACTAAGACGCATTGCCTGCGCGTTGGTGTTATCAGCCTGCAACTTGATCTGCTCGTTAAGTCGATCAAGTGCTGTGTTCTTGCTGCGCAACGACGCAGTCAATTCCTGCTGCTTCATGTCCAAGCCAGAATCCATCGACCGCTCGATGGCTGACTTCTGCAGCTCAAATTCTTTGTTGTATGCGTTGTAGTCAGGCTGAGTAATCGTTGCCCGACTTCCTCCAAAGCACATCAGGCAACCTCCTCCAACGTCATGTTGTGTTCTTGGTCATCGCAACGTTGAGCGAGCCAACGCACAACAGATGCCTGCCCTGCGCGGAACCACACTTCTTTCTCTTCCATCTCAAGCGACGGCGCTTGATCTGGAAACTTGATCGCCATTTCGGCAACCAAGTTGCGATCAATAGAAGGTCCGTAACCCACTCTGCAGTGCAGTAGACGTTATTAGCGTACCCAGTAACTAGCCTGGCGTATAGCCTGGCCGCCATAGTGGGGTCATGTTCTACGACGCTGTAGTCATGGCTGATCTACAGGAACAACTTGCAGAGATTCACGAAGAGGTTGTTTCACAGGTACTAGAAGACCTGAGAAATGGCGACCGCAAAGCCAGAGCAGAGGCAATGCAGTTGCTAAAGCAGAACAACGTCACAGCTGTTGCGCAGGAAGGCAGCACGCTGCGCAAGTTGGCTGGAAAGCTCGACTTCTCTCAGATGGAAGACAAGGTCGTGTCCATCAAACGCGAAGCTGGCTGACACCACCATGGGATTTCGCACCTCGCTTAGGCCGCCATCCCAACGCCAACGCGTCGATGGCAGCGCCAGTTTCATCCATCCAAGCCTCATAACTCTCCTGTTGCAGCTGGTCTTGGCGGTGCTGGCGGGCGCGGTCCTGGTCCTGCGCAGCGGAGTCGACGAAGAATCCAGCCGCGATGCTCATGGCGTCAATACGGTCGTCAAAATCCAGACACCCCTTCATTGCTTGCAAGCGGCTGAGCTGGAAAAGCAGGGAGCGAGTATGTCCACGCTCGGGATCTTCTTCCAGGAGTCGGTAGTCCTGTTTGATGACCCGATTTGTCACCACTACCCGGTGTTGCTGGATCAGGGGGCCGAGTGTGTCACAGAGCCGTTCCTCCTTCCGCATGGAGTGCCGCACTTCTTCTATCGCAACGGGGTGTTCCCGTATCAGGTGCGGCTTGAGCAGTGCAGAGAACATTCCATCCCCCATGTTGCTTTCAGCAACGACCTGATTAACGTCCCATTTCTTCGCGACCCGAGCTAAGTGCTGCAGCACCTCGTCGGCATAACCGAGCGTGCTGCCGCCTGATTCCAACAAGAACAAGTTGCCGTTGAGCTCTGCCATGACGGCCCAAGCCAATTCATCACGGCCGCGGCCTGCAGGGTCAATCGCCAGGCAACACCGCCAGTGTTCATCCTTCGGAATCCACCCGCTGTAGAAAATCGGCCGGTGGTAATGCCGGTCAGCACCCATGCCGACGCAGACCAAGTCCTGCAGCCGCACATCAGGCTGATTCGACCAGACGACAGTCTCCGGCAATGCAGTGCCGTCGATGTCCATCACCATCAGGTCGCCAAGCCTGATTGGAAACTTGTCCAACGTGGCCAGGCGCGTGTTGAGCATGAACTGCAGCTCAAACGACGCCTTCGTCATTGACGCCTTGCGTTGCAGCAAGTCCTCATGCGCAAAGCGTTCCGGGTCTGTCGGCTCACCGACAAGCGACGGATCCTCCAACACCTCCTGCTGGATGACCGGATCCAGGTTGCCCTCGTAGCTGTCCAGCTCTTTGGGATACAACGCCGGCCAATACCGTGCGGCGTAATCCCTCTCCCTAACGAGACGTAGATAGATCGACGTCTCAACGTGAGGCGTACCTAAGTACAGGATCTTGCGCGGCAGCAGCTGCCCTTCATCCGGCTTGATGATCGATTGAATTTCTTCGACCGCGTGCGCCACCCGCTCTTGCTTGAGCTGCGTGATGACGTTCGCAAGTGTCTCAACATCGTCGAGTATGGCGCAAGTGCATCTCTGGCCAGTCGTCTGACCCATCACCCCCATTGAGCGGACCGACGGACTTTGCTCGACAGTTGTCGGCCCAACGTCAAACGCAACGTTGCTAAACCGATTGCTTGGCCCTGGCATCAGGCACTGCAGGATGTCGACCTCGCCAATGCACCGCAGCATGAACGACGAAAAGTCAGTGCTCTTCACAGCCGTAGCTGACACCACCAGGATCTTTTCTGACGGGTCAACCCTCAGCCGCCACAACGCATAGAACGACGCAAGGATTGACTTACCCAATCCACGGAACGCCACTGTCAACGACTTATCCGGACCGTTCTGCATCCAGTCGCAGACAGCAATCTGCTGACGGGTTGGCGTATCGGCCAACCCCAACTCTCTCAGCAGATAACAACTGAAGTTGGGAAAGCTATCCCGCAACGCTGGCGGTAACGGCTCCCACAGTTCCTTCACTCTTCAGTCTTCGCCTTCTTTGCCTTTTTAGCAGCGGGTTTCGCTTTCTCTACGGCCCCTTCGACGTAATACCCCTCAGGCTTCTTTTTCTCCAACGTCTCATCCTTCACACAGCAGGCACCCTCAAGACCCAGGTCCATCCGCTGGTTGTTTGTCAGATAAGGCATGACATTGACGACAACATGCCAACAGTCTGACGCAATTCCAGAGAGGTCAAAAGACCCCTCCTGCAAAGACTCAGTCGACCACGACCAAGCGACCAACTACAAGTCTTCGCACGCCAAAGCGTACTCAACTTCCCTCTTCTCCCCACGCTTTGCCCTGGCCCTGTCACTCGGCAATAACCCCTCCCCCATCGTCTCAATCGCCGCACGCTGCGCTTCCAATGAATCCGGATGCGTCACCCGGTAAATCCGCTTCTGACTCCCACCACCCCAGCTGTACGTCATCCCCTCACAACTGATCAAGCCGTCATCCATCAACAAATCAACCGCCTTGATCACCGTCTTGCTCGACATCCCGCATATCTCTGACAACGCCTTATGGCTCATCTGCGTCGTGCCCCCAAATTGCCCGCGGTCGTCATGCCACGCCGCTTCCCACATCACCGCATACACCGCACCACATTCCCTCCCCAACGCAAACGCCTCCTGCATCCGTGGACACGACCCCGCCAATTTCACCGCCATCTGTCTTTCCTGGGAAATACATACATAATTTATGGCCGGGTTCCTACGACCACGCAGAACTCCGCAAAACCTTACCTCGATATAAACGCTGGCCAGATTCCGAAAATGGGTCGCGCGTTGAGATGGTCAACATATGCAGCGCGACGCGCGATTCCCCCCGCGGCCCCCTTGCTGAATCTCTAGGAAACGGGCGAACGCCAGCAGGAAAAAGTGCTACCGCGCAAGCTGTGGCGCAAGCGGGGCAGGGCAAAGCAAGCCAGCGCAGGGCTGACGACTGTTGGCCAAACAGTCAGGGCAAGACGTGACAGGGCGAGGCCATGCCGTGAGGTCGTGAGGGCAGGGCGAGGCAAGGTGAGGCCAGCCGGCAGCCAGGCAGAAAGCGAGAGGCCCGCCCAAGGTTCAGGCGTATGACGATCTGCGAACATGCACACGCAATGTCTGCGGATGCGCAGAGGTCACGCTAGGAGGGATGACATGCAGGGCCGAGCGCTACGGCGCACACCACGACCACGGCCCTGCTCACTGACTGATGACACCGCATCAACACGGGCTAGCGGCCGCTGCCGCTTATCTCGGCGCCCTTGCCGTTGGCATGGTCGCTATTGCCGGCTGGGCTGAGGGCCAACTGGCTTCTGACATGCGACAGCTGGCCGAGCGCAACGCCTACTGGGCGGAGGTGCGCAAGTGAGCCGCTACGAGATTTTCCACCGGACATGGTGGCGACGGAATGACGCGTGGCCTGACGGGCGTGAGCCTGGTGTGGGTCGTGCTCACCACATCGGCTGGGCTGACACAGAGGAGGAGGCCCGCATGGCGTGTCGTGAATGGAATGACACGCACCCGGCCGGCCTGTTCAGCGACAGGGCTGAATACAGCGAGGGCCGGTTCTCATGATTCGCTGCTGTGACTACAAGGGCGGGCGGCTGTACGTGACGGGCATCGTCTACGGCAGCCCTGACGTCCGCTGGCACTTATGCGAGCAACGCCCGAACTGCGACGCGTTGATCGCTGAATCCATAGACAAAGCCGAGATCGAAGCCCTTCGCAAACTTTTAGACCGATGAGAAAAATCGAATCCGAGATGGTCGCCGCGGTTTACAACCACCGCGACTGGTCAAAGGCCAACACGCGCGTGGACATCAAAGGACCACACGCCATGGTTTTCCTGCACGGAAACCACATCGCAACGCTGAACCGTTTCGATAAGTGCCTGGAGTTTTACGGCGGTTCTGACCGTCGTTGGTTTAGCCGAACGACGTTTAGCCGACTTAACGCCCTGGCGCTGCAGTTCTGCGGCGTGCGGCCGTTCTACACGCGCCGACACGTCCCGATGATCAGCACCCGCAAGGGTGACAGGGAATGGACCCTGCGGGACTTCTACAGCTTCAACGCCGCCAGCTGCTGACCCATGACAACTACAACCCAGCAACAGGCCGTCAAGATCGGCCAGATCTTCTACAGCAGCTTCGGCTACGACATGACCATTGTCGACTTTTACGAGGTCGAGCGGTTCACAAAGGCCAGCGTTTGGCTGAGACCGATTGGCCGGATTGTCAAGAACGACGACGGTAAGGGCAACGGCACGGCGGAACCTGACACCAGCTGGCGAGGCCCTGACGCGTCCGTGTTTCGCAAGGCGATTCGGCGGACCGATAGCGGCGACGTCTACTTGCCTGACAACTTCCGGGCCTATGGCGTGTACGCCGGCCGGCCTCTGTACTTCAACACCTGGGATTGATGAGCCAGCCAACAGCAGAACAACAGTCGGCACTTCAACAGCTGCCGACCCGGCCGATCACGAAGCACAGCAGGGCCAAGCGCAACGGGACGCTGATCAAGTGCCCGGAGTGTGGTGAAGTCGCCCGCATTTACCACTACGCGTGGTCGGCCTGCACTTGCCGAGAGTGCCGGCAAATGATCGAAAAACTGGATTATTTGGAGGTGATCAAATGACCTACGCGACCAACTTTGAGCGCGACCTAGCGCGACTGGTGCAGCTGACTGAACAGCTGCTGAAGACAGCAGAGGCACAGCTGGAGGCCACCGAGAAGGTGGCCGCCAAGTCTCGACGGCGGACCAACAAGGAGGGCAACTTATGACCACTGCAGGCATGGTTCATCTGCTGCAAACGATGCGGCGTGAATCAAACGGGCTGGGCCTGTTGGGTGTCGAGCTTGTGCTGCATTGCGCGGAACGCCCGCGCACTGTGGCCGAGCTGTGCCACCTGACAGGTGCAGGGAACGGGCAGGTGAATCGCGCGCTGAATCGCATGGCGATGCACTGGGATGAAGAGGCGCAGGAGGTGTCGCTGCCAACGCTGCACCTGATCAGCAGAAACGTCAGGCCTGAGGGCAAGGGGTTTGTGTATTTCGTGTCACGTCGCGGCAGCGAGCTGGCCAAACAAGCGGGGGCTATCAAATGATTCACAAAGCTGTA